GCTTCCAGCCTGCGCGTTTGGCGCCGAGCATTTCAGAACCGGAACCGGAGAAGGGAATTAGTATCCGGGCATTCGGGATCGCCGGCAGGATCAAACGCGCGAGGTATTCGGTCAGCTTCAGCGGTTTAACGCAGGGATGATCGTTCCTGGCCGTTACCTTGAATCTGTCTCTCTGTTTGCCTTCGTCGTCAGTGGAAAACTTGCCGCCGCAGCCGGATTGAAACGTCTTTAATTCGCCGCTCAGGCCCGCGTCACGTTCCGCGCGGCTCGCTTTCGCGCAGTAGAAGAACCGCGATGCACCGCCGGAGTCGTCATGCGTCGAGCCGTTCACGACAGCAGAAGCGTTATACATGCAGCCCTTGTTCGAGTGAGCGGGCGCAGGCCTGCTCCGCGTCGTTCCGCTCATTTCATCGAGCGCCGCCCCGCTGGTTTCGTCGAGCAGCACGTTCGCGGGCCAGCGGCCCAGACCGTGAGAGTTATCGACCCACGGCGTCGTGTTCCGCTTGTTGAACGTACTCGTGCTGTGATTCAACCTGCCCAGCGCTGCGGATGTCTTGATCCGGCAGCCGTCGATATTCAGAACCGGCGCGGGCGCGCGTTTCCGCGCCAGAATGATCGGCTCCCAGGCCGGCTTGAGGCTTCCTTTGCCTTTGGGGAATCCCTGCCCGTAGAGCCACATCAGACAATCGCGGATCTCGAAACCGGCGTCCTCGATGGCGCACGCCAGCCGGTGATGCGTCCGCGTGCCCCCGAAGGCCATAAGGAACGAACCCGGCTTCAGGACGCGCAGAACTTCCGCCCATGTCTCGGCTGCCGGCACGCCGTGATCCCACTGAGCGCCCATGAATTTAAGACCGTAAGGCGGATCCGTCAGACAACCATCGAAGGTGTTAGCCTTCAGCTTTTTGAGAACCGTCAGCGCGTCGCCGGTGTGAATCATTCCGCGCCTTTCTCAACTGCGCCCGCCGCCAGTTCCGGCGCCAGCTCGTCCGCGGTGTCGCCGTTGTGCCAGGATTCAGCGACCAGTTTCAAAAGCTTTGCTTCCGACACGGTGATCGGGGCATTGAGGAGCTGCTTGCGGCGGATCAGATTCATAATTTCTTCAACTGTTGTGGCGAGCATCGGGCGGGCTATTTGTTCTTCCGGAACCATCTGCAGACCGCGTCGGCGCCAATAAGCGCGCCTGTAGCGAACCAGGTCAGCGCGGCCACGACGTCAGCGACCGTCAGGCGGCCTTCTTTTCCGCGCGGGCAAAGATCTTGATCGTCCGGTAGCCGGAAAGCTCCTGGCTGGTCACGAGCGCGAGGGTTTCCGGGCCGCAGTGCTCTTTGATCGCGTCGAGCGTGGTGGTGGCGATTTTCCGCATCATGGCGATGCCGGCGCGCTTCCACAATTGCGGATAGTCGATCAGAGTCTTCTTCCCTTTGGGTCCGACCAGAGCCGTGTAATCCTGGCCGAGGGCTTCATAGACTTCGGCTGCCGGCGAGGATTCATAGAGGGCTCTGAGCTGCTTACGGAGATCTTCGGCTTCTTTGATCTTCGGGAGCCATGGAGCGGTGTCTCGTTCGAGCGGGCCCAACCGGTCAACGATCTGCGAAATCTGGGTGAGGCGCTGACGGTCTTCGGCCGAAGGCGGCCGGACTGGTTTTGAGGTTTGGGGAATCACGGGGAGGTCTGTACTCTCTTAGTCGGCAGAGACGAGAGAAAAGTGCTCACGAGTCTTTTTGTTTTCCCTGCGGCGGCTGGCAGCCGCCAGCCTTGCTCCAGAGTTTTTCCGAAGATGGCTAGATTGAGATGAACCTCTGACCCCAAGCGATCTCTGGCCCAAGCCTGGCGGCTGCCAGGCGCGGAGCAAACAAAAATAAACTCACGCCCCGAGCAGCATCCGCAGCCGGTCGAGCGCGTCGTCGCGATCGCGCCGAACTGTAGCGAAGGAACAGTTGAGCTCCTTCGCAACCGCGCGGAGCGAAGGTTCGGCCGGCCCGAAGTAGAGCTCAATCAGGTGTTTCTGCCGTTCGGGCAGGCAGTCGATCGCAAGCGCCACCGCTCGGGAGCGTTTTTCGACATCGATCGTCGATTCAAAATCAGGGATTGATGCGGGTTCGTTTTCGGGATCGAGCGGCGCGCGCGTGTGTTCCGAATAGCATTTCCGCCGGACTGACTCAACGATGGCGCCGTGGACTATCGGCCACGCAAAAGCCCGGAATGGTGTCTCTCCGTGCTCACTCGGACGGTACCGGGTCGCGGCCCGCAGCAGCCAGAACCGCCCGGTTCCGATGAGGTCCGCCAGTTCGAACGACGGGGGAAGGCCTTTGTGAACCTTGCGCGCGATCCTGTCAACCATGCGCAGATTACGCGCGACAAGGGCGTCGCGGCGGGCGAAGACTCTCGCCTGGTGACTGCCGGAATCGATCGGGACGACAGGCGCGCGTCGGGATGGCACGGAGTCTATTATGAATGAAATGTACGAAATAGTACATATCTCACAACATAAAGATTTCACGCCACTTATCTGAATGTAATGGTTTGGTTATGGGACTAAAGGGGGACAAACGCGGGACAACCGAAGGCCCTTTGAGCGACGGCTGCTGAAGACCGGTGCAATGCGCTCGACAGCGCAACAGGGCGGCTTCCGGTGCGGACCCGCCGCCGCTAATTCAACAGGATTTTGAACCGGGCCGGTGGAGAAAAGCCGGAATAAAAACCTACGCCCGTTTTGGAATCACCACATGCTTGGGGTTGAAGTGACGATTCTGGTGGTCGACGATCATGCGGTCGTTCTGGGATTTCTGCGAACGCTGCTCGAGCGTGCGGGCTTCACGGTCCTTGCGGCCTCCTCGGCCGACGAGGCGATGGAGTTCGAGCGGCAGGGCTTGCCGATCGATCTGCTGCTCTCTGACGTCGTGATGCAGGGTACGACCGGGTGGGTGCTCGCGGCCGCGCTGACGGTGCTGCGCCCCGCGCTTCCCGTCATTCTGATTTCAGGCCACCCGGCCGAGATCGATCACCGGAGGCACTGGCGGTTTGTGGAGAAACCGTTTACCCCGGGCGTGATTCTTCTCGCGATTCAGGAAATGCTGAATCAGGCCTGATCGGGCGGCTGCGGGTCATCATCGTGAAATACGTGGCAGTGGCCGCAGTAGTGGTTCCGGACATCATCGGGATGACGGCTGGTCAGCCGGCAAGTGACACACGTGATCGAATCTCCCCACGGAGAGATCCAATAGCGAATATCGGCATCGAGAAGGATTTCGGCCCCGAGTTTGCCAATCTCCTCGGCGGGACCCGGAAAGTAGACCGCGAAGGCCTTCGACCATGCCACGGCGAGTTTTGCAAGATGGAGCGTATCGTTGCGCGTGGCCTCTCGCGGTTTCAAAACAGACTCCCCTGCGCCAGCCGCAGCACCCGGCGCGGGATCTCCCAGGCCGGAAACGCCGCCCATTCCAATTCCGGTAAAAGCCAGAGCTGTCCCGCCCCTTTCGCCCGCGTGCGGCGCGCTACGGCGAAGGAATGCCGCGCGTCGTTTTTCGAATGGCACGAGATGCAGAGGATACGGACCAGCTCCATATCCCGCGGATCGTGCGTGACGTGCGCCGCGGCGAGCTGATGCGACGGCAGTTGAGCGCCGCAAAGGGCGCAGCGGTGGCGCGCGATCGCAAGCAGTACCCGCCGGTAGTGCCGCCAGTCGGCGCCGTAGAACTGGCGGTGCTCAGGACGGATCGGCATTTGACTCCGGCGGCATCACCCAGTCTTTCGGATCGGCCGGGCCGCCGCGCTTGCCGGTGTGAGCGGTGCGGAAGCGGCGGAAGTCCATCAGCACTTGCATGGCGCGATCCCGGTCGAGCCCGATCTTGTCCTTGTCCTGAAGAAAATCGAGCATGAACGCGTCCTGTTCGGCGGCTTCAGCAGCTTCCGTGATTGCGCGCGCATGATCGCGGGCTTGCTCCAGGTCCATCTGCGTTATAACTTTCGTCCCCAGGATTAACTGCACGAATGGTTCTCCCTGCCGGTTCACGCCGGACTGATGCCACAGAATATCGTCCGGAAGTTTTTCGCTCACAGCGGGTCGATCCCTTCGTTGGTTTCCGTTGGTTCCGCCAATTCCGCCAGCAGGTTTGCGGGACTGGCGTTTCTGCCGAACGCGAACGCTTTCAGATCCGCGGTCCGGATCCACCAGACAGTCTCGTAGCGGTAGCGTGATTCTTCGATATAGCTGCGCTGCCGAAACCGTTCCGCCGGGAGCTGGCCCCGCCGGATGAACCGCGCGAGCATTCCCCTCGGCATTCTCGTATAGTCCGCTGCCTGATCGAGCGTCATATAGAGAACGGGCTCGGCCGACCTCAGCGAGGTCAGGGCTTCGGCCAGCCGGGCGATCGCCTGCGACATCTGATCGGGCACCGCGGGCAGGCCGGTGGCTTCATTTGATGGCGGGAGCACGATCGATTTCCGCAGTTCTCCCGCGATACGCTCGACGTCATCTTCGCGGATCCGCGGCTCCGGCCGGCGCCCCGGGATCTGGTGGTTCTCGAAGCCGAGCCGGCCCTGCTGCATCATTCGTTCCACGCTTCGGAGACTGGTCCGGAGCCTTTCGGCCGCCTGGTCCTTGGTAAGTCCGGGGGCTTGTCCGTTTGCTTCCATGGGGCTCGTTTCGCGGGCGTTTGCAGTGCGCGCAGATCTCCGGATTACCGCTCCAAACCCCGCAATACAGGCACTCGAAGAGATCGAGCGGGAAGGTAATGATGCGTTCCGCCAGTTTCGCCACGTTGGCGAGATTATCCGAAGTCGGGCCGTCGCCGCAACCCGGGATGGTGGAATTCGATACCGAAGCGGTTTACCCGAACTGATCGATAAACACCCAGAACGCCACAATGCCGGCAACCACGATAAGGGCGGCCGGCCACATCCACCAGGTTCTCGAATTCCGCTGAAGTTTCCAGGGCAAACCGCTACTCACGTTCCTCATCTTTTCGGTTCTCCACATCCCCGATATCCAGCATGACTCCGGCACAGAAGATGGCAGCCACGGTTAAAACAGCCACTACGAGGACACAGGCTATGGACAGTGCAACGGTCTTCATTGTGATTTGCCTTGCAGCGAAACGGCAGCCGCCGTTTCTCGCGCCAGAGATTTGCTCATTTACCCTCCGCTTTGGCGATGGCGGCGCGCAGCTCATCTTCGAGAATGCGCGGAAAGGGAACCCGATACCCGCGCCTGGTAGATTTCGAGCGCAAATTCGCCGCCGCCCGTGTGTGTTCGTCCTGGAATTTGCGCCAACCTTCGCAATGCCCCACCGCACTCTTCAGCGCCGCGAGCAGGTCCGGCGCGGCGGCGATCAGGCGCGCTTTGCGAAATGGGTCAGGCTTCATCATGCTCTTTCACCTTGCAGGTTCTGGTGTGGGGCGTGCCCGGCATAGCCCCGCAGTACCAGCACGAGCGCCGTTTCTGCTGCCGCTGTGCGATCGACCGGCACCAGAGATACCAGAGACCGCCTGCGAGGGCAGGGAGGGCGTAATACCACTTCACGGCTTCAATGCCTTCAATGCCTCTGTGAGCCCCAGGTGAGCGATTTCCAAATAACCCAGCACTGTGATGTTTCTCTTCCGTCGGACACCCAGGAAGGGATTGAACCCTCCCTCCATCAGGTTCGTGACAATTGCGAGGGCTCGGTCGAAGTCGGCGAGGGCCTGGTCGAGATCGCGTTTAATGTCGGGAATGTCGCGCCGATCGGCCGCCCTTAGCTCCTTCACCAGCTCATTGAGGGCCGGCGAGTTGGTTTCGTCCTCGAACTCAAACTGGCTCATTATTTTTTTGTTTCCCCTGCGGCGTCGGCCAGCCGGCCGACTTGCTCCAGAGATCGGCTCGGGGCGGTTATGCCTGCCCGTTCCAGCAGATATTCCGTCGTTTGCTTCTGCCAGTCCGAGAGAGCCACTGAGCATTTGTGAATCAGGTCGACCAGAGATCGCGCGTGAAACATGACCTCGATCCGCTGCCCCGGCTCGGATTGCGAATTGAGCACCAGGCGGAAGCAGTGAAACTCCGAAGCATCGGTGATTTCCACCTGAATGTTTGGATTGTGATCCTGCTGGGGCGTCACAGTGTGGCTCCTTTCGTAGTCGATTGCGTTGCTCATAGCGCCTTCCTTGCCGGTTCCGCTCCGGCCATCTCCGGCGGTTTGCGTTCGGGTTTCGGCCGGAGGATTCCCGGCTTGTACATGCCGCTCCCGGTTCGTTTTGGTTTCGCAGCCCGATATGAGGCCCGGTACAGGCGCAAAGCTTCCCGGCATTCGGCGCACCGGCAATGGTGGTTCGTGTAGGTTGCAACGGTTCCGTGGGTCATTGGACGGTCTCGCTTTCGGGCTGGGCGGGACTCTGGCGCTCCTGACGCGGTTTCGGAGGACTCGCTGTATGGGTGACACGCTCCCAGGACTGCAGACACGTTTCGAAGTACGACTCGATGGTCCGCATCAAATCTTCGGCCGAGCGCGCCTTCCACTGGGCCGTGTGGCGGGAGCTGGGCCGGCAGAGCCAGAGTTCCGGCGACACCCGCGCCTGGTAGATTTCAAGCACAAATTCGCCGCCGAGCACTTGCTCGATCCCGAAGACGTGAATGCGGAGGTTTGTGAACCGGGCTTTGTACGTGTCCAGGTTTTTGAATTTGCCTTTCCTGGTCGGGATCACCATAGCCTCCGTCCTGCGGTCATGACTTTCTGGATCGTCTGATCGGCGTAGCAGGGGTCCGGCGCTTCGCCGCCTTCATGGGAAGGTTTTGGTTTTTGGGTTTGCCTGTGGTTCCGTTTCTCTGTGGACAGTGCTGCCTTCAAGACGGTTTTCGGTATTCCGCACAGCCGGTGCGCCAGTGTGGTGACAAACCAGCCGTAGGTTTGAATGCCGCGTTTGTCGGCTTTACCCAAGGTGCGGAGGTCAGCGATCAGGACGCCAAGCGAAGCGAGGCGTAGGCATCTTGCAAGAATTTCGTCGTCTGGTGGTTGATCGTCCCATTCACGGGGATCGTGGAACTGCTGCATGTACTGGTCGAGCGCGTTGCGGAGTTTGTCGGCATCCTCGCGCTGGTGCTTTTCCACAACGTGGGTGGCTGCGATTTCGGCTGCAAGCTCTTCGATTCGACCGAGTACAGATAAACCCTCTATCGAAGAAGAACGAACTAACACTTTCGAATTCGAGGGGATTTGAGCCTGGTTTCCAGGCAACAAGGCGTTTTGCGCAACCACAAGAGACGCTAAAGGGCTGATTCCCTGTTGTTTAGCGCCTGTGGAAAATGGGGCAGCCTGGTTTCCAGGCAAAGAATTGCCTGGTTTCTCCGCAGATTTCTGGCGACGAACCAGGCAATCCGCGAAGCGTTCACCGTTTCTTCGCCGTTTCTGCCTGGTTTGTCTTGCCTGGTTTCCAGGCTTGTGGTCATGTCTTACCCTCTTGTGGTCGTCAATTTCCACAGGATCGGAAAGTGGAGAAAACGAAAGCTGTGCGCTTGGGGGGTCCGGCAGTCGGAGCGTTTCATTACAAGGGAACGCGAACCAGTCCTCAGGTAATAGCCAGTTTGCACCGTCCGGAGAGATGTGAAGCAAAGGGGCCAGGTTGCGCGAGGCCACGCGGATCGAGTCGCGCGAGGTGCCGAACTCATCAGCCAGTCCGCTCTGTGTCGTTGCTATTCGGTTCGTCTCTTCGCGCTGGCATTTAGCAACTGCTTTGACCAGCACCAGAAGCGCGCACGGCGGAAAACGGCTCTCGTGGCAGTCCGCCCACTGAATGAAGTTCTCAGCGGGGCTCATGGGCGAACATCCTCCGGACCGCGCTTGGTGCCAGCGTAAGGGTTGGGCGCGCGAGGGTAACGCCACGTTCCATCCGGAGTGCGCACGTCCTCCACAAGACCCTTGGCAGCGTGGAGGATTTCATCGAGTACGGCCACTCGAATGTTTAAGTCGAGCCACGCCTCATCGGACTTGTCGTCCCTAGCGGGCCTTTTCACCTCCCGCCGTACTCTCGCCGCAAGGTCCTTCGCGGTTCGATCTATTTCCTTGATCAACGCCTGTCTGTCGGCTCGAACTTCGGAGCGTTTCTTCGCTTTCGGTTTGCATGACAGTATGTCGTCGTACATGTTTCTCCTCGTTGTGGCGAAACGTGGCAGGCCGTACGCACTAGGTCCAATTGGCTAAAGAAAGGTGCTTAGAACGAGCTTGGAAGGAGTAGAATAGAAGGCGAAGAGATATGTCTAAGACTTATCTCGTAGGTTTCTTTCCTGATTTCCGCTCGTTTGTGGTTCCATCGCTGAGACTAGGACCTGCCAAGATTCACAGACTCAGTGAGTGGAACTGAAAAGGCGGAAGGATGGGAGGTGACCTACCTCTCGGGGCAGGCGATAATTTTCCATTAGAACGACTGCGCATTCTTAGCGGGTTACAGGCTGCCTGAATACATGCGGCCCAGTACTGGTTCGAAGCTTATCCTATTGCCGTTGTGAATATCAAGAGTGTAACATTGGGTTCGCCGTATTCGTTCAGGCGCGCGGGTCCAAAATGCCGGTATCAGGCGAGCAGCTTTGGCTGTTCGAGTGCGGAGGTGTCGATTTGTCCGCTCTAAGTGAACGCAGCGAGGTCCTACAGGCTTTTACACGCGCGCCAGCGACCGTCTATAACTACCAGTCCGACTGGAAGCAATACATCCACTGGTGCAATCTCGCGGGCCGCAACCCGCTGCCCGCTGAGCCGCAGACGGTTCAGCTTTATGTTACCTGGATGCTCGACACGATCAAGCGGAAGATCACGACAGCCGAACGGCATGTTTCCGCAATCGCTCATTTCCACCGCCTGGGTGGCTTTGCCTCGCCCGTGAGTCCTCCTCTGCGCCGCACTATCAGGGGCGTGCAGAGAGCCCGGCGTGAAAGGCCAAAGGGTAAGGCGGCGCTCAATCCCGGCGAGCTGGTCAGGATCGCAAAGAAGTTCGATGCGGGGACAGCGCTCGGTACGAGGGACCGCGCTCTTCTCGTGCTGGGCTTCGCTACGAGCCTTCGCCGGAACGAGCTGGCGCGGCTGCAGCTTTCAGATATTGTGTTCGAAGCGCGCGGCCTGGCAGTCTTTCTGCGTTACTCCAAGCGCGATCAGGAGGGCAAGGGCCGCGTGATAGGAGTATGGGCGGGTCAGCGCGCAACAACAGACCCTGTGCGCGTACTGCGGGCCTGGATCCGATATCGGGGCGACTGGCCCGGAGCGCTCTTCTGCAGAGTGCAGACCGGCGACGTGGTCAAGCAGAGGCCGGTTTCGGGCGAAGCTTTGAACGAGGCCGTCAAGCGTGGCGTTGCGAGCATTGGCCTCGACCCCGACAGTTATGGCACGCATTCCCTTCGCGCCGGGGCAATCACGGCTGCCGCGCGGCTTGGAAGAAGCGATCAGGAAATCATGGAATTCTCGGGCCACAAAACAGCGAAGACAATGCGGATGTATGTCCGCAGCGCGAGATTGTTCGAGGGCCGGAATCCGCTCGCCGGTGTGCTTTGATAATTGTGAGCCGGATGCGATTGGACCCGCGATTCGGCTTGGCCCGCTCTAACAGGCGGGCCTTTGTGTTAGCGGTGGTTCTGGTGAGGGGTATCTATTAGTCCACTCCGAAGCAGAATACTGCCTGTCCGTGCTGTCGTCCAAGCGCATACTCTCCGGGAGGAAGTTTCACGGTCAGCTTGACTGAACCTGTTCCATACCGCGAATATTGCGGTGCGATGACGCCTTCAGCGCCGCGTATCGATACGCCAACCACTGAGCCGCGGATCACAGTAGCCGTCCTGTTCTTATGGCCGCTCTTCAGTTGGCGCAGATGATAGAGCGATTCCGGATCCGGATCACCCTCTCCCTGTTTCGGCAGACGCACTACGAATTCGACCTTGCCGGTCTGGAACCGAACAGGCGAACGCGCCCCGTCAAGTTCCAGATCGCCTTTCGTGTGCGCTGCGAGACCAGCCAACGGCACAAACAGCAGTGGACTTATCTTCACCTTGACGTTGACCGCCTGACGTTCGAGCGGAATCAGTTTCCCCTGATCCAGCCTGTAAAACACATCTGAGAATTCAGGCTCAACAACTGCCTGCCCCGAGAGTGCCCCCGCTGCGATCGCTATAAAGCCTGCAAACCGGAATAGCTTGTTCATTGGTCTTCCAGTGTGCAGTCAATACTCCTTCGATTGCCAGTGCTCCGGTACCAGTTCTCAAAACAACCCGAAGTACTAGGCCTATCCGGCTTTCTGATCCGATACGGAATGGATTTCGATCACATGTCCGCGCGTCTCGAGCGCAATCTTTGCAATTTCGAGCGCGGCGATTTTTTCTTCCAGAGGGAGCTTCGATTTCCCTACGCACTCCACGATTTCATTTGCCAGCCAGAGGATTGAAAGGATTGCATCCATAATCGGAGTGTCCTCGAATCCGGCCCGGCCTGGTACAGATGAAATCTCTTCGCGAGGCGACGGCCTTCATAGGCGCCTGAATACCCAGAACGTGAACGCGATGTATGCGATGAGGGCTGCTGCGGCTATAACCAGATGTTGCTGACTCACAGGGACCTCCGGTCGAGACTGATACACAGAGCGTTGGCGAAACATCGGACGTCCTCTCCGGTGAAGACAATCGCGAGTCCCTGTTTCCGGGCATATTCCTGCGCCTCGACGGCCGCGTCAACAGCAACACAGAGAGCTCCCAGCAATCTTGCCTGGGCTGTCATGGGAGCTGTCGTGGGAGCTGTCATGGGACCATTCGAGTGACGTAACTTCTCCAGTGGCTCAGGCGCGGCCGCCTGAACTGCCAGCGCCGCTCCGTTGAGTCCCGGGGCGGCGACCTTTTCGACTTTCCACTGCTTCTCGCCGGCGATCCTGTTAAATCCCAGCCGGAACCGTTCGCCCTTCTGGATCTCCGCCTCGATCCTGACTGCGACCGGTTCATCGACATAAAACACCCGCTCGTCCGTGGTCGAGAACAGCGCGCGTTCGCCGTAACGCTTGCCCTTTGCAAACTGCAGGGCCACTTCGACCAGCTCGCCAGGCTGAAAGGAAATCTGGGTGCGGGCCATCTTACTTACCCTCCGCAATCAGCAGTTCGAGCGTATAGGCGTCCGTGCGCGGGTGGATGCCGTCGTCGTAGCGCTGGTCTTTCTCGATGGCTTCGATGGCGTCATATGCGGATTCAGCGTCACGGATGGATTCGTTTTCGTTCATGGGACTTCCTCTCTTTAATAGAACCATCATAACCTGTAGCGCTTATGGTTGTCAAGAAGCGCTTATGGTTTTGTGGTAATCTTTTCTCTGATGGCGAAACGAAAGAATGCGGCGGCTGTCGCACTCGGAAAACTCGGAGGAGCCGCACGGGTTCCGAAGGGGATATCGATGCTGAGCGAGGAGGAGCGGCGCGCGATTGCCATGAAGGGCGTCGCGGCCCGGATCAAAAAGGCGGGAGGGAAAAAGAAAAAGATCCCATAACCATAAGCGGTAATGGTATAATGGGGTTGTGAAAGTCAGGGACGTTATTGCGGAGATTGAAAACGACGGCTGGCGGTTTCACAGTCAGAAGGGTAGTCATCGCCAGTTCGTTCATCCGACGAAGGCAGGACGCGTTACGGTAGCCGGAAAGCCCGGCGAAGACATGCACCCGAAAACGGTGGCAACCGTGTTTCGGCAGGCACAGATAGACAAACCGAGGAGGTGAACAGCAATGAAATATGCCATCGTGATCGAAAAAGTACCCGGCAGCAACTATTCCGCTTATGTGCCGGACCTTCCGGGATGCGTGGCCACCGGCGAGACGCTCGAAGAGATCACGCGTTTGATGCGGGAGGGAATCGAGTTTCACCTGGAGGGGATGCGGGAAGACGGCATTCCCGTGCCGGAGCCGCAGACGGAAGTGGCTTACGCCGAAGTGGCGTAGATTACGCGGGTATGACGATGTGGGAGTACAAATTCGAAAGTTTCGACGTATCGGACGAAATGCTGCACACCCAGGTCCGGAAATGCCTCTCGGCGCTGGGTTATGACGGCTGGGAACTGTGCGGCACGTTTCCCGAGCGGGACCGGGACCGATACATGCTGATCTTCAAACGCGCCACCCACCCGCGTATGCGCGATGCCATCGGGTGATGCTACTACTGGTGACGCGACCCTGATCGATGCATGATAAGTAGCATCATCCGATGCCGGTTCGCAGCCCCTTCTTCGAACGTTCGCTCCTGTCCGATCAGGAAATGCTCGAAGCCGAAATCTGGGCCGATATCGCCGTATCCCGGGTAAAGACAGGAGAACCGCCGATCCTGTTTGAGCCAGGGCAAGACTGGATGGAATGGGCCTACTCGCTCGGCGAACGGGAAGCGCTCACGCTGAGATGACGTTCTCTCACTACTCGGCTTTCGAGATCTCGCGGATAGATTCGGTTGCACAGGTCGAATGGACTGAGCCGTATCCCGGTCTGACTTACCGCTTCGAAAAGCCGAAGGGGATCTGGCTTTCCGTTGATGGCGCCGACGATTGGCCGCAGTTTTGTAAAGATGCGGACTTCCGCCTGAACATGCTCAAGGTCCGGCACATCGTTACACTCCGGCCGGACGCCCGGATTCTGAAGCTCTCCACTGCCAACGATATTTACGATTTCACGCGCCGATACGACGCTCGTCTGGATCGCATTCCCGTGATCGACTGGCGGCGGGTGGCATCCGAGTGGCAGGGCATTGTCATCGCGCCCTACATTTACGAGTGCCGTATGGAAATGGCGACGTCTTGGTATTACCCCTGGGACTGCGCGAGCGGAGTCATCTGGGACGCTGCAGCCGTGGAAAGCATTGCCGTGGATCGGAGCTGGTCCCGGCGGGAAGCGCTCACGCTGAGATGACGTTCTCTCTATAAATTAGGGCTCGATTTTCAGGCTGACGTTCTGATAACAGCCGGCCCGCGTGTCGTAGTTCTCCCATCCGATGTGTCCGTAAGCGCTGACGGTAACGGTCTTATCAGGCCCGAACGTCTCCAGTGTCTGCCAGATCGTCTCACGGATCCTGCGGACCGTCTCTTTTTCGCCTTCATCCGCTAATCCTGCCGAACCTTCGGCCAGCGGGTTTGCGAATTGCTTCTCCAGTTCTGCTTTTACGACGTCGCTTTTTCCCGATGCGCTGACACTCCATGACATTTAAGTCTGTCTCCTCACGCCGCGACCGGTGCCGCCGGAATGGTCGCCGCGGCTGTAGCCAGCGCGGCCGACTGCGCGGCAATCTGATCGAGCAGGGCCTGATCGGCTGAGCTCAGCGTTCCGTTTGAATTCTGGAGGTCCTGAATCTTCTGATCGAGCGCCTGGACGCCGGTAGCGATCGTGGCAAGTGTGGCCGATTCTTTGGCGGCCCAGTCGGAAATTGCGGACATAGTTTGTTCTTCTCCTTTGGTAACGGTTGCGGTAAGCGATAAGAGCGACGTTTCGATCGAAGTCAGGCGCGAGCTGGTTGCGGTAAGCGATAAGAGCGACGTTTCGATCGAAGTCAGGCGCGAGCTGAAAAGGTTCAGGCGCGCGCTGATAACGACATATTGGGCATAGACTGCGCTCGCCGTGATGAACATCGCTTAAGCAACTCTACCCCGCCAATCATGAAAAGTGTTTGCTTAGTCATGAAAATCACATATTCTGTTGTCATATGTCGCAAACAGAACAACCGCGAACGTATCAGCAAACCACCCGGATAATCGGCCAGCAGGTCCTGTACACCCTGCCATCGGGCGAGAACCGGCCGGCGATCATCGTGAGAGCGCTTAGTCCCGAAACGGTGGATCTGAGGCTCTTCTGTCTCAACGAGGACGCGATCCACTTCGGCGGCACCGGCGCGGATAACTACTTCAATGCCGGTTATCCCCAGATGCTTGCAGTCAACCGCGCCGAGACGCCGACGGCGATGACGTGGCACTTTCGGACCATCGGACTGGCCGCGGGAAGTTCCAACACATCGTAATTCCCGGGCCTTTAACGCAAAAAGGGCCGCTCAATTTCGAGCGGCCCTGGCAGTAAATGTCTAAATGTCTGCACTCCGATGGCACAAAAAACCCTTAAAAAACGGTTTTGAAGGTGAAGGCGTGAAGGCAGGTGAAGGCGTTTCCTAGAGTTTTTTATTTCAGAAACACCCGGATCAATGCGCTCGTCACTGCCGAGAGCGCGAATGCGCCGCCGTAGAGTTTGGCCCGCGAGAGCTGCAGGCTGTCGATGTCGTCCCTGATGGTCTTCACCTCGAGCGCATGGGCGACCTCCCGCCGGTTCCACTCGATACGATCGTTGTCCATGCTGTTACCAATGTTTCTCACCCGCTCATCGAGCGTGGCGAGCAGGACCCGGATCTGGTTGATGTCGGTGGCTAGATCGGTCACGTCACTCTCCTGCGCGAGGAGAACAGGAGCATGAGCAGGGTGACCTCGAAGAAGTGCAGGCAGGCCGTAATGCACTGCAGCCGGCGGGAATTGTTGGCGCGGTCGGCCTGGTCCTTGGCTGCCTTATCCTGCCCGGCAAGGCGCAGCAGCCGTCTTTGGTCGGACGCATCGGCAAGCTTCAGCAGATGAGTGATGGCATCCATCTGGGTCATCGTTTCGGCGTGCCTCAGTTCGCCCACCACGCTCGCGTGCGGCGTCGCGTCCTCGAGCACGTTGATCCGCTGCCGCAGCTCGCGGATGATCAGTTGATCGGGAGTCGGAGGCAGTGTGGCCGCGAAGGCGTTTAGACAGCAGAGGCAGGCGCAGACCAGCAGCCATTTCAGATTGGTATTCATTCGGTTTTCCTGGACGGGTTCTGAACCCGTCAGCCCATCAGGAAATTAAGAGACGTGTGGCTGAACGGCAAGCTCCTGCGCCAGTGCTCCGGCCAGCGCCTGCGCGACCGGGGTAGCCGCGGCGAGGACCGCCTGCCCGGTGCCTGCAGGAACGAAAGGTGCGGCAACCGCGGGCGCCAAAGTCAGCGCGGCAATGCCGAGCCGCTCGAGGAGCGCAAGCAGAAGGTGCAGTTTGGCATGGTCCTGCGCGGTGGGTGGTGCCGTTGGTGGTGTGGACATAAGATTCTCCTGAGAGCTCAGAACGAGTTGCTGTATCCGCCCGGGCCGATCCGCGCCCAGTGGTTGGTCGCATAGCACCAGTAGTAATTGCCGGATGAGTCATAGGCGATCTGCCCGGTAACCCCCGTGCTTGTGGCAATCGCCGGGGTCGGGGACCAGGTGAGAAGCTGCAATCCGTTGCCGGTTCTGGCCGCGACCCGGATCTGGTCGAAGTCGATATTTCCCCGCGCTGTCGCTGGTATCGGTATCGATGCCGCGCCGCTCGCGAACGGCCGCACCAGCGGGTTGAGCCCGACGAACTGCTGATCCAGCCCCCAGATGAGAATCATTTACGCCTGCGTCAGGATCGTGATGTAACGAGCATCTGCTCCGGTTCCGGTCAGCAGAACCGTGATCACTGTGCCGTTCAGGTCGCCCGCCGAAAAATCGAGCAGGTAGATACCGCTGGCCAGCTCTGTCGGCGTGTTCGTACAGGACCCGAAAGCCGCGCCGTCAATCGAGCGCGTGGCCGTAATTCCCGTACCTAAACCTGTCTTCGGGGTCACATGATCCACTGAGGAAACCATCAGGAAGGCGAAGTTTGAGAGAGCAGTATTCTTCTTGACTGCCATTTCACCGGGCGCATAAGTGACCGCACCGCTCGTGAGGCTGATCTGGCCCGTCCCGGTGCCGGAGGAAAGCAGCACAGAAGCGCCGATGTCCCGCGCCGTCTGCGCCGTTCCGGCGAGCTTGGCGACGTCGACGCGCCCCGAGCCATCGATCGAAAGCGCCGAGAAGTTCGACGGGAATGTCTGGGTGAGGCTGTAGCCGGTCTTGTCGCTCACCGTGGATACGGTGTACCCGGTTTTGTCCGAGATTGTTCCGGCGGTGACCGCGCCCGAGGAAAGGCTGATCTGGCCCGTGCCTGTACCTGGAGAGAGCAGCACGCTCGCGCCCAGATCCCGCGCCGTCTGCGAAGTGCCGGAGACCTTCGAAACATCCACGCGGCCCGAGCCGTCGATCACCATGGAGGCCCAGTTCGCAGGCGCCGCTCCGATATCGTCTGTGAGACGCTTGCCGATCGAGCCGGCCGTGGTCAGCGCACTTGTGAGCGCGTCCCAGATGGCCTGAACTCCCGCCGAAGAAATATCGACGCTGCCGCCGCCACCCGCGGCAGTGGCCCGGCTTGAGATTGCGGCGTCGATATTCGTCACCAGCAGCTTTCCGATGCTTCCGACCGTCGTCAGCGCGCTCGTCAGAGCGTCCCATATTGCCTGGATTCCGCCCGACGACAGAGAATAGCCGGTCTTATCACTCACCGTGGATACGGTATAGCCGGTTTTGTCCGAGACCGTTCCGGCCGTCACCGCGCCCGAGGAAAGGCTGATCTGGCCCGTGCCGGTGCCCGGAGAGAGCAGCACGCTGGCCCCGAGATCGCGCGCCGTCTGCGAAGTTCCGGAGACCTTCGCCACGTCAACCCGGCCTGAACCGTCAATCGACTCGAGGTTCCAGTTAGTGGGCGGTGCGAGTGAATTGATTCCGGTTACGAAGGCTGTCGCGCTCTGGTTATCGACTGCTGTCAATTCAATTTCGAGTACCAGCGGTGCCATATTGGCCGCGCCCCGGATCATGACGACAACCGACTTCGCCCCGCTCGCGATCGCCGCGTCGGGTATACCGAGCTGGTACACGCCGGGCATGTTGGTGCCGTCGACAACGATAAAGCCGCCTGTCGCCCATGTACCGAGCGTCATAGTGGCGAGCGTGATCGAGGTCGCCGAGCCCGCGCCCTCGCGTAAGTAATAAGCCGCCAGGCCGGAAGTCCCGAACGCGAGACCAGTGAGCCCGCCGCCTGTCGTCGAAGTCGAATCCTGAATAAAGACGGTGAGCAACTTGCTGGTCGTACCTTTTAGCAACGAAAGTTTCATCTATCCCCTCATCCCGCCCGACATACCCGGATTCACCAGCAGCCCGCCCGCCGCCCCGGCAGCAGATCCCTGCACCGCACCTATATCCGGAGCACCTGTACTTGTCGCACCGGGGAATACGCCCGGGTAGCCGGCCGCTTTACAGGCCGCGCCGCCCCCGGCTGTTGTGTTCAAAGAAAAATCGCCCGATCCTGAATTAGTGAAAGGGTTCGCCGAAAGCGTCACGTCGCCGGTCCCTGCCGGAATAATCGTTCCGGTTGAGTCCTTCCCCCGCCCGCCCTGTGTGTTGCCGCCATAGGCATTGGCGCGGGCGATCTGCCAGAGGATGACGGAGGCGTTCGTGGTGAATACGCCCCAGCCGGCGTTGCCGTAAAAAAGACAGTTCTCAATCGTCACCGTGGGAATGGTGCTGCCCTGATTGAGGCAGATGCCGGAGCCACCGCCGACCGTCGAGCCGCCCGTGCCGGTGGCCAGCGCAAACGTGCAGGATCTTGCGATGAAGTGAACGGGCGTGGAGCCGGTCGCGAGAAGGATGTTGACCCCGGCGTTGGCTGTTACAAGGCTGCGCTCTATCTTGAGCGTACTGACCGAGAGGCCGCCTGTAGTGATGCCTGTGCCCGCGCCGCCGTTGCCATGAATGTAGCAGTCGATAACCGAAGTGCTGCCGCTGCCGCCCAGCAGGGCGCCCCAGGTGGTGCAGCCGCTGATCTCGCAGTTCGACAGCAGGAAGTTGGCGAAGTTGCCCGACGTATTGGCGTCGATGCCCTTCGAACAGCCGGAGATCTTGCAACCGCTGATCGTAATGCCAGGACCGCCCGAGCCCGCCGCGATACCGATGCCGGGCGTTCCCGCCGAGCTGCTGAAGTTGATATTGCTCACCCAGTCCGAGAGCCCCGCCGCAAATCCCCCCGCAAGGGTCAACAGGGTGATCGAGTTGGTTGCGGTCGTCATGAGCGGCGCGGTGCCGCCGTCGTTGTGCGTGGTGCCGTAGCCAATCAGGGCGTTCTGAATCGAGCCGGCGGTCAGCGTGGCCCCGGTGGTCACGGTATAGGTGCCGCTCTTGACGTGTACCGCATTACCGGAGCCAGCGAGTGTAGCCGCCTGGCCGATTGTCAGCAGAGATCCGCCGAGGTTGCCAGTGCCGCCGGTCGACGAAGTGGTTCCGACAGCTTTGTCGCATGTTGCGGTCGTTCCTGAAACGCTCACGACCTGCACGCGCTGAACGGTAAAGCCGGTACCGCCCGTAATGTTGATGACGTTTCCCGGCGACGTCGATCCAAAAGGGTTACCCGCAGACGTGATTTTGGTGTTTGTCGTGGCATCGATAACCAGATCTGTAAACGCTATAAACGCTGCGTCCTGCTGGCTCCGGTCGGTCCCGGTGGCAGCGGTATTGAAGCCGCCGCCGTTGGCGTCGCTGCCGGTCGTTCGCACATCCCATTCGGTCGAAGTGTTGAATGCCATTTATCCTCGTCAGTTGCCCTCGTCAGTGCGTATACTCGGCGAAAAACCAGCCTGCGTCCGATGCCTTCGGGGCGGTTACGAATGTGATCGTGGCGCCCGAGAGCGTATAGTCCGCGGTGAGCGATTGCATCACGTTCAGGAAGACCTCGAGCGAGCCTGCAGTGGGCGTGTGCGCCAGAGTGAAAACTTTGTTGGTCCCGTTCAGCGTTCCGGACGGTACTTCCCGCACCCATGTGACACCGCCGCCCGGCGCGCCGCCGTCGATCGAGCTCCCATCCGTTCCGAAGACGAGCATGTGGCCCGCGGTGAATGCCGCAGTCGTGTCGGCCATCTGTACGACTGTCGTATCGCCCAGCCGGCATTTAAGCTTGAGCTGATCGGCATCGAGGTTGCCGCGGACTGTTTTAGGCATTGGTCTCGAGGAGCTTATCGATCAAAGTCAGAACGGAACTGGATATCCCCGGCAGCGCTTTGCGAAACTCTTCGGGCGTAGCGCGACGGCTGGCGATCCATGTGGCACGCGAGAGGATCAACTGCGCAGCATCTCTGGCTGTGTGCCACGCCGTGCCCATCTGCGCGTTTCGCAGCCCGGCCGCGCTCGACAGATGCCAGCCCACCATTTTCGACGAGACTGTGGCGCAGCGCATAGCGACAGCGGTATCCCGGTCTGTGGCAACAATGCCGGGAGGAGGAGTCACGGTAAGCAGCATCGCGAGGACAGCATCGATGTCCCTGCTCGTTTGGGCAACGGACTCGCTTGAAAGTTCCTGCATGGTCGACAAGGTTCTCGCTCCGATGACGGTCGCGAGATCGAGCCACGCGGGCGCGCATTCGCGCACGATCCAGTCGAGCGAGATCCACGCGCGCGCTTCTTCCCTTGCCGCGTCGGTAACGCCGACATTCTGCGAGGACAACAGATCGAGTTTGGCGCAGAACTCCGCATCCGAGACGAGCGCTTCTTTCCAGAGCCGTACGTATTCAGCGATGAGTGGCGACATAAAAGTCAGGCAGGCGAGAGCGGGGTCGGCCCCCAGTAGACTTTGAGGTTCGGCTGGTCAGCCATTGGACCGCTGATCGGATCGCGGTGAATTTCGGCGTATGTAGCCGGGTCCCCGTCGTACGCCTTCTCCCCGTTAATCATGTAATTGAACGGATCATTGAGTGCCCCGCACACTCCATCAGTATTCGCTGAGACGTGGAACACCGGCCGCTGATTGACGGTCTTGCCGTTCGAGAATGTGAAGCGGATCCACACATCGTAGACGAGGAGCTGCGAGATCTGGTTCGGGTTCCCGACCCCTTCGAAGATTTCGAAATTGAGCGAAAAGACGTAACCGGCGTCCGTTGTCGCGCCATATTGATAATCCGTTCCGAGAAACGGATAAGGAACTCCGGTCAGGTCATGCGGCCCGGACGTCGTGACTGGCCAGGCAGTCGTACTCCCTGGCATGTAGCTTCCGAGGCCAAACCATGGATTCAGGTAATCGGTCAGATCGGCAGTCTGATAAGGACTCTCATCACCCGAGGCGACGGCGAAGCCAAATGAATCGAGCACCCGATGCTCTGTGATGTGAAACAAGTCGATCGCGGTGATGGTTGCCCCACCGCCCGAGCCTGCATCGCCCGCGAAGTACGTGGCGATCAGATAGTCGTCTGCTTTGACCGGGTAGAGCAGCGTGACAGTAAGGCCGTTGATTGCATACTCGCCTCCGCCCAGAACGAATCCCTGTTCCGCGTAAGCGAACGGCGTCAGCTCGCTTCCGTTAAGCGACAGGATGACGATCCGGTTGCCGGTGATCGTACTGACAAGCGGGTAGTGCGAGAGCGTGAAAACCTTGTTCGATCCGTCCCTTGTCCCGGCCGGCGATTCCTGAATCCACTGGCCGGCCCCGCCGCCTGCGCCGGCAGCTCCGCCGTCGATCAGATTGCCCTGGGACCAGATCCCGATATTTCCGTCGGCCTTCGCGCTCTCGGTGGTCGTTACGAACTCAACTGCGCGCTCCGCTCCGGAGAGATCGCCTTCGCGGATCTGGGTAAGCCTGACATTGCCCCGGTTCGGCATGTTTTTACGGTCGCCCCGAGTACAGAGTGACCGCAGCACCGCCCAGGCGGTTGCCGGCGTTCAGATAAGATTTCGACACGCCTGCGCGCGTTTCCGTGATGACAGTGACGCGCACGGAACCGGAACTCAAGCCCGCAATCGAAGACTGCGAATCGGTTTCAAAATACCCGAGGTAAGACCCAGGGCCCGGCGTCGAGTTGAACGCGCCGAGTATTTCCGTCCGGCCGCCGCTTTCGGTCGACCAGAGCCCGAGGCCGGTGCCGCCCGCGCCGGTGCCCTCAGTCTTGTAGCCGAGACACCAGAAATCGGCCCCGATATTGACCACCTTGGTGTTGTCGGATTCGATGTCGAATTGCCGCGCCCATGCCTGGCCTCCGCTCTGCGTGATCGTGCCCGGGATGGCTGCGTTTTCGAAAAAGACCACGAGGCCCGTGCCTGAACCGTTTCCGTATCCCGACGGATTGAAAACATCCGCAACCACCAGCGGCACGGTCGCATGATTCACAAGCGAAATGTCTCCCAGAAACGCCAAACTGCGGAAGTCGATCGATGCGCCCGAGGTTCCTGCGAAGGTGATCGTGTGCGATCCCGCTGTATTCAGCTGCGAGTAGAGTCCGCAGATGCGCCGCACGCCGGTTGGGACTGTCAGATTGCCTGAGATCGTGTAGGCTCCGGCCTGCAAAAAAACGATCGGCTTTCCTGCATTCAGCGCGGTCTGAATGTCTGTTGTCCTGTCGCCGCCGCCAGCCGTCACAACGGCCCAGTGCGTGAAATCGTTGTCTGCCAGGAAGGCCGGTGTCTCGAGGATCGGCAGATTGAGCGAAGTCGTGGCCGCGGGCAGAAACAGCGGGACGTATCCGAGCGAGCTGTATTCGGTTATGTTCGTGCCGCCCACGCGGGCAATGGCTGAGAAGTACCCGCTCGAGGTGATGTTGCGCGCAAACAGAAAGGCGTTGTTCAGGACCGCGCTTCCGCCCGGGGAAGCTCCGGTGAATGCGGAATCGATCAAAACCATGTTGCCCACGCCTTCGTTCAACACTGCCTGCGCGGCCGCGGATGTAGTCACTTTCAGATCCCGCACCCAGGTGTTCTGATTGGAATTCCAGAGCCCGATCAGATTCGGACTCGAGGATATGTTGATGTGCTCCCAGGTGATTCCGACCTCTCCGGCCCCGTTGATGATTCCGTAGTCGAAGGTCCCCGAGATGGTCAGGTTCTTGACCAGAGCCGGGCCGTTGCCGCCGCCGCCCCAGCCGCGCGATGCGTTCAGCGCCACGCGCCCCGAGCCTTTGATCGTTACGTTGCGGATGGATGCCATGTTCGAACACACCCAGTCGATGGCTTCTGCCCCGGGGTTGCCTGTTCCGGTATCGAGAGTCAGATCGTGGATGTCGTTGTAGTAACCGGCCTCACCGGCGCCAAGGGGGTTGGTCTCGGCTTCCGATGCCGTGTAGATCATGGCCTTGGCGTTGATGGCCGCGAGATCGTAAAGCGGACTGCCGGTTGCATTGCCGAATCCCGACGCGCTGTTTGCGAGCTTGATCGTGGTGGTCGACTCGTTCTGGCCCCAGAAGGCGATATAGGCCCGCCACGTTGCGCCCGCATCTTTCCAGACGAGGGTGTCGGAAATCAGATACGTCCCGGCCGGGAAATAGATCACGTTGAGCTGATGGGCGAGCGCGTAATAAATGGCCGCCTGAATTGCCGCGGTATCGTCCGTCGTGCCATTGCCCGCTGCGCCGTGCGCCGTGACATCCACCACGCCCGACCCGGATGGAAACACCACGTCGGCAACACTCGCGACTACCGGAATCCCGACCGTCAGCACCAGAACCGTTGTGTGGCTGGTGGCTCCGCTTGACGCGCTCACAGTGAGCAGGCTGGTCGCGTCGGGCGTTCCGCTCGAGGTCACGACGGTAAGCGTCGACGTTCCCGCGCTGGTTCTCGAGGGCGGGCTGAACGTTCCGGTGGCTCCCACGGGTAACCCCGAGACCACGAGCGCCACCGTGCCCGCGAATCCGGCGAGGAATCCGATCGATACGGTGTAGGTAGTCGTATCGGTTGCGTTGATAGTTCGCGATGCCGGCGTCGCCGAGATTGTGAACCCGTCCGAGGTATCGATCGGGATGGTGGCTTTATCTCCGGCCCAGTAAGCTGCCGAAAATTCGTCCGTAGATTCGGGCGCGACTGCCATCACGATGTGATTCGACTTCCCGGCAAGCGTGTAGCGAGGGAAGTACGGATCCTGCTCGATGCCGTTGACGAGCAGAATGAACGGTACTTCCGGAGGCGTTCCGGTCGGCGCCGTGGTCGGAACGAAGTCGAGATAGAAATCGCGGTTCACTCCGTTCCGCGTCCCGGCAGGTTCCTGTTCGTACCAGATGCCCTGCTGCCCGGGCGTGACGGTCTGCGTGCCGCCCGAGGTCGCGACCAGTCCGCCGCTGGCACCGCCGCCGGCCGATCCGCCGCCGCCGCCGAGACCTTCCCAGAAGTCGAGAAACGATCCGATCTCCTGGATGTCTACCGCTTTGATCGTGTACCTGTAATGTCCCTGGCCGTTGCCGATCCATTTTGAGACCGGAACCATTTCGGCGTCGATTTCCTCGATCACCCAGTCCCCGTTCAGCAGGTCCCGGCCTCCGATCGGATAGAGAAGATCGACCGGTAAGGCCATTCCCGCCTGCAGGCCCGGGGTGAATGTTTTCAGCTCGAGCGCTGTCGGAGCCACTTTGAAAGACTTCAGTGCTTCCTGCGCGAACTGAAGCCCGGATGCAGCGGATGTTTTGATCAGCCCGGTTGAGGATGCGTCGGTGATCTGCTGAACCTTCCCGGTCCCGTGCGTGATTTCAGCGAAAGCATTGACGAGCGCCGTGTCCTCGACTTCGATTACGTCTCCGCCAGCGCGGGTGTATTCCACGTTCAGGTTCGATCCGACATTGAGCGGAGTTGCGAGCGTGATGACCGCGGATCCCGGCGTATAGGCAAGACCCGGAGATGCGACCGAGGTCCCCTGCACGTAAACCTGCAGCGAGATCGTCGCGCCCTCGCCCGGGCCGAGCGAGCCTTGCGGGGACGTGCCACCGGTGGTGACAGGACTCGACCATGAAAAGGCGCTTGAAGTGGTCGACAGCGCGGCAATCCAGCCCGTGCCCGCGGCCTTCTCCTGCAGCGTGAAATGCGTGCCCGAAAGATTGACGGCGTTGCACAGCGCGCACTCCCAGGTGGGCAGCGAATAGGTCACACCGGCGATCTGGGTACCGTTGAAGGTTCTCGTCGCGTTGATGGCGCTGACGAGATTTGTGCAGGTATCGGCAGCCGTCTGGTCGATCAGCACCTGGCCGAACAGGGTATTGTCGAGGTCGGTGACGAAAGTATAGGTATCGGTGCCGTTTGAAAGTCCGGAGAGTCCCTGATCGGTCCAGATGACCGCTCCATCGATGGTCGTTCCGCCCTTGTCGTCCCAGATCGGCGGAGCAGGCCCGGGCCCGGAAAGTCCCGGCAAGGTCCCGCCGGTGATCTTCTGAACGTGCCCGGCGGAATCGATGATGGTCCCGCCCAGTGCGTAAACGTGCGTTGGAAGCCAGGTCCCGACCGGAGTGCCGATGGTGATCGTGTCTCCCGGCGCCGGCTGCCCTGCAAACGTACCTGTCGCGGTGTTCGGCGTCGACAGCGTGGCGTAAGCGTTCGTGACCTGCTCGACGGGACGCATCAGGGTAAACGTCTGCTGCCCCGCTCCGACAAAGAATTCGCCCGAATGCGCGAATGCATCCATGCTCAGCCGGATCGCCTGCCGGTTACGATAATCTGCGCCGTTCACCTTCCAGGTGATCGAGTCCCAGAGGATGGGCTGGTCCGTCAGAGGCGCGAAGGGTGCGGGTGCAGGTGCGACAGACGGTACATCGAACACCAGCTGCCTCGTCGACGGATCCACGTACCAGGTGTATTGAGAAGTGGTCGCGAGCTGCGTGAAAATCTCGCTCAGCTTTTCGTAATTCGTGTTGAAGAGCGGGATGATCGCTCCGTCTCCGATCGCGCCGAGCGTTACCGGGCAGCCTGTTTCAAAGCGGTTGAACAGGTCTGTGACGATAAAGCCCGCAGTCTGTTCGAAATACTGCACCGGCGAGGCATACACGGTGTCGAAGACCGACTCGAGCGATACCGCGGTGAGCAGGACGAAACGGTCGCCGGCGTTGTGCCCGGTCCAGTCGTTCTCGATGTCCTGTATCAACCCGGCGAAGACGAGGAAGAATGTCGTGTCGTCGGTCTGGTCCCAGAGGTATACAGGCGCGCCCCGGGTTGGGACGTAACGATCTCCAGCCGCGATGAAAAGGTGAATGGTCGCCTGTCCCCTCTGCCGTAACTGCTGTGAGAAGCTGTTCTGCTGCGAGTCCCCCATGTGCAGATAAGGAGTTCTGTCCGTCATACCGATGACAGGTTCATCGATTACCAGCCACGCCTGCGGCGGGGGCGGCGGAGGTGGCGGCGGAGTAAACGGCGCCGCGAATGCGCTCAGTTTCAGGCTCGGCCAGTCGGTCATCGGCCCGCTGACCGGATCCCGGTGAATCGTGGCGAACGTTGCCGGATCGCCGTCTATCGCGTTATCGGGATTGAGGACGTAATTGTGAGCGTCGACGCCTGGAATTCCATCGAGCGGAGTCGATGCGTTGCCGACGATGTCCGACTTGGTTGGTCGGTATGTAACTGCGGTTCCGGTTGTATCGGTAACGACGACCCAGGTATCGTAAACGAGATAATCCGCGACCTGATTCGGATTGGCAACGCCCTGGAAAAGATCGAAGACCAGGAACCAGTTCGCGCCCCATCGCATCGCGGGCTCCAGGGTCTCGAGATCGATGTGAAATTCGGTTCTGCCAAACGGTGTGGAGATCGGAAGCCCGGGCGTCCAGATGGATTGCCCCAGGCTGAACCAGTTCCCGCCGTTGGCGGATATCGACGGCGTCTGCTGCGCTACCGCGGCATTGGCGTCGTATTCGAGGATGACGTGCAGAACGGCCGAAACGATCGCGCTCATGGGTTAGTGGGCGAACCTCGAGAACTGAGGACTTGCGGTCTTGAGATACTGGGCGACGGCGCGCGCCGTCTCGCGCGGGTTATTGGCGCCTGCAATGTTGAAATTGTTGGTCTGCGATGCCGACGAGGAGGAAGACGAGATCGAGCTTGCAGAACCGCCGCTCGATGCGAAGGCCTTTAACTGGTGGTTCGGGATGATCGTTCCCAGTTGATGAGGAATGAAGAGTTCCGGGCCGCGCTCGCCGACGAGCGATGGGACGCCAAGCGGAGGCTCGCCGCCCTCGGCGAATGCGGCAGGCGCCCCGAAGCCCATGATCTGAGCAAATGTGGTGGCTGCCACGACAGGAGCTACAGCCACGTTCACGGGAAACGGAAGTGCCGCCATGACGGATTCGAAACCCCACGCAGCGCCTTCTCCTGCCGCGCTCGTAACACTGGCTGCAGCCGCGGCCGATTCCACCGCTTTCTTTGTTGCCGCCGCCGCTGCCTGAGCGGTGGCGACTGCTCCAAATGCGGGGATCAGCTTAAGAACAGCCGCGAGAGCCGCAGTGGCCAGCGGGGTCAGTGCCTTGAGGCCCGATTCCAGCCCGATTTTTAAAGCGCTGGTCAGGGCAGAGATAGCCAGCTGTTTGCCGAGTTGACTGAATATCTGTCCCAGGCCCTTACCCTGGACAGCCGCCCGTGCCAGCGCTGAAGCGATTCCGTCGACACTGTCCTTTACAAGGTGTGCTGTGGCGACTTTCGATTTATCGAGCGCAGAGCCGTCCCCGAATTGACCCTTTATCTGCGCACCCAGCGTTTGGTTATTCTTCTCGATGGCAAGTTTTGACTGAGCCGCGGAATCGGCATTGTTGGCCTGCGCCCTTGCCTGCGCGATCTGGTTGTAGAGTTCGGCTACGCGCTTCGCATCCGATACCTGCTTTTCGCTGCCGTCCTCGGAATCGGCCATGGCAGTGGCCGCCAGTTCCAGTTCCTTCTGCAGCCCGGCTATCTTCGCGTTGCGCGCCTGCGCGTCGAAGTCGGCGATCTGCCTTTCGAACGAGAGCCGCTCCGCCTGCGTGTGAACAACCTCGAGGCCATAGGCCCGCTCGAGCGCGATCTTGTTCGTCTGGATTGCTTCAGCGTCAGTCTGGCCTTTGCCTTTGGCCAGGATTTCCTCTGAGGCCTGGTTGGCTAATGTGTTGAATGCGCCCGGCGCTGCCTGTTGGATGAAGGTCTCACGCGCTTTCTTCTGCACCGCATTGTAACTTCGCTCCCACGCTGAGGTCACCTGATCGGCCCGTTCGCGGACAGCGGTGACGAGCGCCGCCTGATTGCGCAGTTCCGCTTCCTTCTCGGCCTGGCCGAGCGCCGTGATCTTTGCAGCCGATTCGGCCCGCGCATCCAATACCAGCCGCTGCGCCGTAATCTGCGCCCTGCCTTTTTCCTCGGGTCCTTCCAGCGCGGATTCGGCCGCGGCGCGCTTCTCGATCCCGGCAATCTGCGCGGCCAGCTCCTGCTGGTACAGAGGCACGAGCTTCGCGACTTTCTGCTGCGCGGTGCCAAGATCTACCGCAGCAGAAGCAGCCTTCCGGTCGACGACATCACGCATGGCGTCAAGCTGCGCCTGCTCTTCAAGCCGCGCCAGAGCGACGGCGTTTTCCGCGGTCTTCCGATCGGAATCCGATATTCGGCGGTTGGCATCGATCTGGTTCTGTGCCAGTTCCGGTGCCTGTTTTTCGCCCCGGATCTGTTCGGTGAGTCCTCCCGCTACCGCGGACGACGATTGCTGTCTCACGGCGAGGGTGAATCGCGCCTGTTCGGTAAGCAGCGTGGGGTCGTTCGGATTCTTAAGCCTCTTCGCCTGATCCGCCTGGAGGGCCTGGAAAGCCTCGTCCGCGTCCTTTTGCGCCTTCTCCTGCGCTTTCACACGGCCCGCGAAGGTCTGCGATTTACGCGCCGCCGCGCCCTGCCCCTGCGCGAAAAGATCGTCGGCCGTGAGACCGAGCCCGGTCGTTTGCGAGCGATCGTGTTCCTTCGCGCCCAGTGCTTCCGGCTCCGACTCCTTGCCCAGCGTTTCGCGTATCAGCGCGGGAAGGCCGCCGAGCCCGGTCATCTTGTCTACAAGGGCGGCGATCGCCCCCACGCCGCGCTTCGACATTTCGTAAAACGCCGCGCCGATTTCGAGCGCCGAGTTTTCGATCGACTGAACCCACGTTTTCTCGAGCGAAAAATCGGTGAGGATGCTTTTAAGGCTTTCGATATCGCGGTGTACGGCGTCGATCTCGGTGCGCGCCGAAGAGCTGAGCGTCGTTCCGAAGGTTTTCGCAGCCTCGGCCGCATTGACAAAAGCCGGCGTCAGTTGCGCGAGCCCCATCCCGGCGTGCTCTTTGCCGAAGAGCTCGACTGCAATCCGCGCCCGTTCAGCCGGATCGCGGATGGAATCGAAACCGGTGGCTATGCGCGCGAGCAGGTCGACCCACTGCATGCCATCCGCCTCTTCAGGCGTGATGCCCAGTGCGCCGAGGCCCGCGTTATAGGCGCGCGAGCCAGTCCGTTTTGTCGCCGCATCGATCAGGGCCTGCAGAGAGGCTTCGTCGGAGCCCGATGCATCTGCCGCGTTGTGGATGGCTTCGACTCCGCCAATCGATCGGCCCCAGACTGCCGCCATCAGCGCTTCCTGTTCGATGAGCTTGCCGCGGGTATCGAGCAGCTTTATCGATTCTTCAATCAGAATCGAAACGCCGACAGCCGCAGCCGTGAACAGGGTGGGGGAAAGGGCAATGCGGAGCGCCCTGTAGCTGTTGGCGAGTGTGTCGGCAGTCGAGCCGGATGCCGCGGCTATGCCGGAATACTTGGCAGCAATTTCGAGCGCGCCTGCAATGGCCACGCCTGCCTCGGCTGCCGCTTTGGCTCCCCTGCCGAAGGAGTCGTATACCTTCCCGATTTCGGTGCCGGCGGAATGCCCGAAACCTTCCAGGTTCCTGACGCCTTCGGAAAGTCCGTCAGCAATCTGTTTTGAGAACTTCTCGGCGGCATCGGAGCCTTCCTGCATCGCGGCCTTAAAACCGTCGATGTCGCCGCCGATGCGGACTGTCAAATCACCCAGAGGCATGTTATTGGGTCAGGTCCTCTCCGCCGAAGCTGGCGTTGAGCAGGCGCATGTTCGCAATGAATTCTTCACGGGTCGGTTCGTGTGATTCTTCGGGGGGGGTAATGGAAGAAGAAGGCATGAAGTCCTGCGGCGAAAACGCTTCGTGCTTGGGGTCGCGGTGACAGTTGGCGATGGTCGACGCAACTATCCCAGCGCGCAGAAAGGCAAGGTCTTCGCGCTCACGGAAGCGGTCCATGAGCGCGGAGAACTCGGCGAGCGTCAGAGCCCAGAATTCCCGGTCAGAAATTCCATGGCTCCGCGCCCCGCTCCAGAGTTGCAGCCAGTCTATGTCGTCGGCTGGCTGCTCTGGGCGTTTGGGTCCGGTGTTGGGAATGCGCCCGTAAAGGCGGCGAGGAACTGCTGAATCAGATAGGGAGTTGCAGCCGGAGGGATCATCTCCGCCAATGCTTCGGCGTCTTTGATTCCGGACTTGTCCATCAGACCTTCGAAGAGAAGCTCCGGCAGCCGGTCCTCGTCGATCGAGCGGAACAATTCCCCCGTAAGCACCGGGACGCCGAACGTCTTTCTCAGACGCCGAAGCGTGGCGAGCGTATAGCGCAGCGCCCGGTCCCTGCCGTCACCCAGATCGACGGTGACGGCTTCAGTTGGGTAAACGTATTTCTCCATCGGAGATTACGCGAGTACTGGCCGGCCGGATACCTTGATGGTAATTTCGGCCATCACGGCGTCCTTGATTTTGTAGGTGTGGCCGATGTCGATCACGAGGCCCGCGAAGGACCACGCGACCGGAGGGACGAAGGGCGGAACGAGTCGAAAGTTGACCGGAACGCCCGCTTCGAACGTCGCGACGAGCCCGGAATGCGTCGCATCGTTGGGATCGAAGAACAGCGGAAGCTTGATGTCTCCGCCTTCTCTCAGGCCCGCAATAAACGACTTGTAGGGGCTGGTCTGGTTGTGCGTGGTTGTATCGATGGTGTCGGACTTCTGTCCCGGCCCGGTGATATCGTGGCCGATCTGCGCAATGGTCGTATACAAGCCTGACCCGGGCGCAGTCTCCTTTTCGAGGAGCGTTCCAAACGCTGCTGTGAATGCCATATTGTTTTCCTTCCGTCGTCGCGACGGTAGTTATTCGTTGTGAGAGGGAAGCCGCTTATGCGTACAGCACGCGGAGGTTGAACTTTGCGTCGGTCGAGCCCGCGTTAGTCACATAGATCGCGGTGACGTCGGTCAGGAACGGGCAGGCAGTCGCATAGTCCACTCCCCAGACAAGACCGGAGGTCTTTTTGATTGAGAATGTCTCGGTCGGTGTCGTGGTCGAGTTCATCTTGACGGTGACGTCCTGATCGCAGCTCATCACGAGCGCCTTGATCGTGGCATGGGGAAAGCTGATCGATATGGCCTGGTTGGTGGTTGCCGCGGTGACGACGGTCGAAACGCCGGCATCTTCCGTGCCGGTGTAGCTGCCGACCGGAGTGGAGACGGCTTTGCCGTTGCCCGTGTAAGTGATCGCGATAGTGTCTGTAAAGGTGTTGATGATCGTTGCCATTGGTGTTGCTCCTTGGTTGGTTTGGAAAACTGCCGGGGGAACTTAGAAACCGTTGTGAAGGCGGCGCATCGATTCCGGATCGACTTTGTGAAACGTAATCATCCGGCTGTCCGGAGTTTCAATATCGTGTTGAGTGACTGCGGGCTGATACCGATCGTCGTGATGAGCCGCTATGCCGTTCAGGGCGAGAAGCTGGCCGACGGCGAAGTCTTCCGCGCGTATGCGGGTCAGGCCTGTCGCGACCAACAGCATCGCTTTGTGTGAGAGCCAGTAACCGGCTCCGCCCTGCGCCCACTCATAGGGGTGGCCTGATTCGAAATCGTAGTGACTGGCCATGAAGCCCGTGTAATCGTGCGCTTCGAAGCCGCTCGAGAGAAGCTTGTCCGTGCGGACGTAAGTATCGTCATCGCATTTGAAAACGTAGTCGTAGCCGTTTTTGATTGCGAACTGCGCGAGCGCAACGGTCTTGCGGTTTATGACCCACGTACGCCGGTGGCCTTCCCAGAGCGGCCCGTCTGGAATGCACAGATGGACAATGTCATCCCCAACTGCAACCTGGCTCACGGATTCCGGAACGCCCAAAAAGTACTTGTAATCCGCGCCCTTCAGATCCTTCAGCCACGTTTCGCGCTGCGCCGCCATCCGTTCTGGCTCCGAGTGCGCGCCGTGGATTGCGATAAGGACTCTCACGCGCGCATCGATGAGCCTGAGCTTGGCCATGAGCCTGGGCCTGGCCAAGGCGTGGAGACTGTTGTCCACGACCTGGAGGCTGGCATCTCGACGGACACATAAGGTGTGTAGGACCAGGGCGCGACGTAAGGTACTGCCTGCCTGACAGTGAGCTTGTTGCCTTCCACCGAGACCGTCACATCCCCAAGGATTTCGATTTCCAGGTCGTTGAGTTTGAGTGTCATAAATCCATTGCTGTTTTACTTGCCGACTTGGACCATGCCCTGCTGCGTCATGACCATGAGCGGTCCGGATTCCGCTTCTTCGTCTCCGAGCGATACGGCGCGGTGCAGAATCATCACCAGAGCCTCGAGCGCGACGGCGATCCGCACGCCTGTTTCGTCGGTCATGTAAGAGTCTCCGAAATGTAGAACTCAACCAGGCTTTGCGGCAGCTTCACATGTAAATCGAGGAGCGTATGCCGCCTCTCGATCAGACAGACTTTTATTCCGTCGTCCCGGAACGGCGTCAGGAAATCGACAATTGCCTGCGTCTGCGCCTCGGCCGGAGGGTAAGTGTCGGCGTAGGATGAGAACTGGATCTGCCAGCGCTTCAGCGCTGTTACCGTTCCCTCTCCCATGGTGTGCATGGTGTCCTGCAACGCGATCTCATAGACCGTGTACGGCGTCGGCGTTCCCGCGGGGGGAGTAACTCCATAGAGTCTGATGACAAACGGCGACAGAAGCTCGTACAGCCGCTCTTCGATCGTCACGCGGAGGCCTCGATCAGCGCTTTATAGCCGCCTTCCGCGATAATCGCGACCATCAGTGACCTGGTCGCGGTAAGAGCCGGGCGCATGTAAGGCTGTGCGCCTGCTTTGGCGGTTCCGTACTCGATCCAGTGCGCCTGCGGCGCCCGGTGGTAATTCACGCCCACGATCACGTAGGGTTTCGAAGGATCTCCGTAAGCCGCGAAGATGGCGGATTTCAAAGTCCCGGGAACCTGCCACGGCAGCGGATTGGGCTTGGGGATCCTGATCACCGGCGCCAGATCCCGCGCTTTGTCGCGCAATACGAGCGCGGCTTTCATCCAGATCTTCTTGGCTTCGGGTCCCGAGGCCCGGTCGATAATCTGCGCCATTTTGGCCTGCAGCTCGGGGATTCCATCGATGCGGGCGGCATTGCCTGCCGCACTGCGCGCCATCTAAGTCGCCACCTGACAAGCCAGCTGCGTGATGCGCTGCGCACTCTCCGGGTTGGCCACGTAGAGGATGTTGTAAATCGCTCCGCTCGACAGGTTTCTTGCGCGCATTTTGGTCGTGATGTTCTTCCCCGTGCCGTAGCGGAGGTTGATCGTCAGCGGAGCCACCGCATGGTCGGGCGTAGGCTTGACTGCAAAACCAGAGATCAGCCCCACATAGGGATCGATCTGTGCAAAGCAGGTAAACTCTTCGATCCAGATATCCAAAGGCTGGCCGAAGCTGTCGACTCCCGCCGCCTGGGACTCGATAATGATCCGGCGGTTAAACTGCCCGCCTTTCGGAAACAGAAGCGTTGGCATTATGCTGCCAACAGACCTTCTGAGAATGGTCCGGAGTAGCGCAGCCGGTAAGGCACGAGCAGAGCCTTGAAGGCGTTCGGAAGCTCCACCACTGCGCTCGCCGTGCGCGAGATGTTGATCGCTTCCCGGTTTTCGTACCAGTCGGCTGTCAGGTGATACCCCGCGAGCACAATCTGCGGCGGAACCTGACTCGCATCGTCGCCATAGCCGGCGTCGTACTGAATCACGACCGGGCGCTTCGTGCTCAGTACGGCCTCGGGCCAGACCTTTCCGTAGGGGAGAACAATTTCAGCCAGCTCCGCGTAGTTGTCGACCAGATAGTCGTCGCCTTCGGACATGGTGTGCTGGACGAGTTTCGAATCGGTGTAAATGATGCTCGTTACCGATTGCACGGGACCGCGCGGAAGCAGGATGCGGTCCGCGTAGGGAAATCCAGCGATGCCCAGCACCCAGGTCTGCGTGATCAGCGAGCGCGACAGATACTCTTCGATCGCGGCCCGCGCGGCAACCGTCAGTCCCGTTATGTAATCGTCCTCGTCCGAAAAATCGACGCGGCTATGCGCTTTGGCCTGCGTCAGATTGAGCAGTTCGGTTGCGGGCGGAGCTATTTGACGTAGAGACCAGGACATCAGCGTTTCTTCGCGCGCCGTTCCGGTGGCGCCGGGACTGCGATCTCGAGGTCAGAAATGACAGGAACGGCAATGCCGGAGCGGACGAACTTCGCCGCCAGTTCTTCGTCGCGGAAATCGACGGTCTTCCCCGGCGGATGCGACCAGCCGTCGGCCGAGGAGATCGAATGCAGGAACCGGATCCGCATTACTGGGCCGGCCCGAACACGGTGTTGCCGAGCGTGAACGCGGCCGATACGGGCGTCCCGTTGGTATGGGTCCCGGTCAGCCGGAGATTGATCTTCAGGTAGCGCTTGCCGCCGAGATAGCCGGCTTCGTATAGCCCCGCGAGATCGGTCGCCCCGGTTGTTTTGGTTTGCAGGAACGTCCCCACCGCATGGCCTGTTCTCACAGAGCCCGTGCCTGCGAAGGTCAGGAGCGCGTTGGCAACCGCGACATAGGTGATGTTGTCGTCAGAGTCCTGGAGCTCGGCCTCCATGTAGACGGTGGCGCTTTGCGTGTCACCGAACGTCCCGATATGGACGCGGGCAATGGCGCCCTCGAAATACTGCGTGTCGCACGCGCTCGAGAGCACGGTCGTGGTCGCGACTACCGGCGCGATCGCAGCGACGGGCTTCAGTTCTTTGATGAGATTTTTGAGCATGGCTTGGGCTTTTCTCCGGATGAGGAAACAAAAGGGGGCGAGTGAGGAACCCGCCCCCCCGGGTGAGGGAATTACGCGAGGGAATTACGAAGCGGCGTTGATGTAGTACTGAACCGGATGCTGTCCGGCGTCGACCATCTTGCCGTCGGAACGCATGAAGGCGATGAAGCCCACCTGCCCGTTATCTGCGTACCGCTCGGTGAGCCGGAGCAGCATCATTGCCATCACGTCGCGGATCCAGTAATTCGCGAAATCGCCGTAGAGGATCGACTTCGCACTGGCGGCCATGGTCGCCACGTCATTGTTGATGATGACGGGCTGACCCAGCAAACGATCGGGCTCGCCCGACTGCAGGCTCACGTTGTAAGCCGATTCGAACAGCGGACGCGAGGAGCCGTCGACCAGCTTGAGGATCACGGCCAGCGTGGCATCGTTCATCATCCACTCGGCATTCTGCCGGTAGGCGCGATTGACGGCGTACTTCAGGTCCACCAGATCGTTGTAGATCAAAGTGCTGGTTTGACCGGAGGCGCCGGCCTTGCCGGAAGTGGCTCCGGCCACAACACCCTGGGGCTGCGATGAGCCAGTGCCGGTGGTGAAGTAGGTATTCTGCACGCGGCCCAGCCGCTCGGCCAGTCGCTCGATCAGGAATGCTTCAATGTCGACGCCCGAATCCTGCAGCAGCTCGTAAGGCACGAGCAGGCTGTCGGACGACCACTTATAGGCGTTGAGCGTGACCTGGCCGAAGGCAACGGCCGTGTTTGTGATGGCGCCGTTTTCGGCGAGCAGCCGGCCCGTGTTGCCGGTGTCATCGGTGGTCGGAATCGGCAGCGCGTTGCCCATGGTGGTCGAGATCTTGCGCGTGCGTGCGGCTCGCATCCCGCCGTAGAACTTCATCGCCGCGATGACCTCCGCCCAGAATCCCTGCGGTACCGTGTAGCCGCCCGACGATCCGGTGCCGACCGTCTGCGCAGCCGCGCGGAAGTCGTGTGCGCCCTGATTACCGGGCAGCAGGATGGAGCTGTATTCCGGCGCGACTGAGCCGTTCATCAGATAGCTGCGGATGGCGGTAGCGCGCTGTTCTTTGATCTGATCCGGCGAGGATCCGGCGTTCTGACGTCCCCGAAGCTCGGCTTCCGATGCCGCGGACGTTGCGAGCTGCGCCTGTACGGCTGCATGGCTCTCTTCCAGTTCCGCGGTCTTGCGGAACTTCTCCGCATCCGCGAAGAGCGCGCTGTACTGCGCCTCCTCTTCGGCCGTCAGCGCCCGCTTCTCGTCGGAGGCCTTCGTCAAAATCTGCCCCGCCTGAGCGATCAGGGCGGCGCGCTGCTGCTTTAATTCGAGTACTCGGTTCATTGCGTCTCCTCCCGTCTCACGACGGTAGTTTTCTTTTTGAAATCCGGCCCGCTCTGTCTCACGACGGTGCAGGCCGGTCGTGCTTACTTCCCGGCCAGATCCAGTCGCCGTCTGAGGACTGACAGCTGGCCTTCCCAGTCGACAGGCGTTGTTGCCTGCGGCACGGGATCGGGAAGAATCTCTGATTCCGGTTCCGGTTCCTGCTGCTCGAATGCCGGCGCTTTGGGGTACTGCATTTTGAAGCTGGCTGCCAGTGCCCGCGCCTGCTTTGTTTCGTCAGCGCTCTGCTTGACTACGGAATCGGCGAATCCCTGCCGGACGGCTTCTTCGGCCGACATCCACGTTTCGGCGTCCATCAGAGCCTGCACTTCGGCGAGCGTCTTTCCTGTCTTCGCCGTGTAGGCTTCGGCAACCGAAGCGCACACCAGATCGAGGGTGTCCGCGATGGCGCGGAATGCGTTGGCATCGCCCGCGGCAACGGTCCAGGCGTTGTGGATCATCATCATTGCGCCCGTCCCCATCTCGATCGTGTCGCCGCACATCGCAAGAATGGAAGCCGCGGACGCCGCCACGCCATCGACCGAGACCGCGATAGGTTTGCCCTGCGCGCGCAGCAGATTGGCAATCGCCACGCCCTCGAAAGCGCTCCCGCCCGGTGAATTGATGCGCATCGAGATCGAGGAGAAGTCGCCGGCCGCTTTGATCTGCGCCGCTACGTTTTTGGCTGTGACGCCGCCTCCGAACCAGTCTTCTCCGAGCGTTTCGTATACGAGCAGTTCGAGCGTCGTGTCTTTCTTCGCCGCGGAGAATATGCGTTTGATCATGGTTTTGCGTCCTCGGTCTGTGAGTTGTCCTGCGTGGCGTTATCCATCGCCACTTCCGCGTTTTCGCCCACCTGATCGAGCTCCTGCATGTTGAGCTGCACGATGTACTTCATGCCCGGCGTGTCCGTTTCCTGCGCTGCCCGAATCGGGTTCATCCCGAGATCTTCGCGCCCCTCATCGCCGTTGATGAATCCGTTCTGCCGCAGTATCGAGAGCCCCTCGGCCCGGGACTTGAAATCGCCCTTGAGCAATTTGGCCCGGTCGAACTCGGCGAAGACCGTCATCGCTTCCCGCTGGCTGAGGAGCGTGTGGATGGTCTCCGCTTCCCAGTTAGCGAAGTGGTCTTCCATGCAGTCCTGCACGAACTCGAGCGCCTGCTGCTCGATGTTGTTATTCGTGGCCCGCTCGAGCGCAGCGGCCTTGTGGGGCGGCACGCCGTACCAGCGGCACACGTCGACGACCTGATGCTGCCGTGTCTGCAGGAACTGCGCGTCCTCCGGAGGGATCCCGACTTCGTGGACCTTCATCCCCTCCTCGAGCACGCCGACGCGGTGCGCGCCCTGCAGGCCCTGATGGAGCTGGTTCCACGACTTCAGCAGATTCGCGGTTGCTTTGTCGCTCAACTGCCCGGGATGCTCGAGCACCATGCCCGGCCGCCCGTTGTTCCCGAAGAATCGCGCCCCATACTCTTCGGCCGCCATTGCCAGACCGATTGCCTGCCGTGCATGGGCGATTACCGAGAGGCCGACGGCGCCGTCGAGTTCGAGGCCGCGGAGGTGAAACATGTGGGCTTCGTCAATGACCCGGGGCTGCATCCCCTGCGCCATCGGCTGGTAGATGTAGAGCAGCGAGCCGTCCTCGGCGGTCATGATACGCATCCGGTCGGGACGCATCGGCCACAAGGCGAGAATCTGGCCGCGGCCTGAGATCTCGATCTCGGCATATGCATTGCCCCAGAGCAACTGCCACGCCTGCATCAAACGGAAGAACCGGAACGAGGACATCCGCGGATTGGCCGAACCGCAGAAAAGCTTGTGGAGGTAATGATCGGGAGCCAGCTGCTTGCCGTTCCAGGTCCTTCGGTAAATCCTGGTCGGCGTCTTGGCTGTGGCGCCCGAGATGATCGAGACGCAGCGCCACACAACGGAGGTCGTAAGCGCACTTGTTTCGCTGACGGAACGCCCCACAAAGGTCGGCTCGGTGTCGAAGACACGCGCGAGCGAGTTGCGCGGGTTCTCCATCGACACGCCGCCCGCGCTCGAGGGCGAGATATCCATTCCCGTGGCGCGGATCGCCAGACTCGAAAGCGTCTCAATCACCGAGCGTCACCATTCCGCGGCCTTCGTAAACGGATCCGCCGCTGCCGACTTTGGCCCGCGCGTGTGCCATGATGAGCGCGATCGCGGGGTCGATTTTGTTCTCGGGCCGTTCTTTTTTCGGGTACACGTTATCCTTCGCGTCGTAATGGCCGACCACGTTCGACATGGCCCAGGTGAGCACCGGGCAGCCGTCGTGCTTCACTTCGCCCGCCCGGACTGCTTTCATCAATCCTTCGGTCGCGGGACTCATCATGGCGACGGTCTGGGGGAAGGCGATCATCTTTTTCTCGTTCATTCCGCGCTTGATCAACGGGTTCGTGATCTTCAAAGCGTTATAGGGATCGAAGGCCACTTCGCGCACGTCGTAGCGGGCGAAGTCTTCCGCGAGATCGTCGATGATCCGGTCCTCGTCCGTCACATTGCCCTCGGTCCCGACGATCCGCGCCATCCGGTGCCAGCCCGAGTACTGCGAATTGCGGGATTCCGCGATCGTTTCTTCGGGCAGATAGTAGCGGCCGAAGATATGCGGAATGCCGTCACGCATGAAGACCGTCACCACCGCGGCGATATCATCCACGAACCCGAGATCGACTCCCGTCCAGCAGGGACAATCCGCGAAGTCTTCGGCTTTCAGCTTCGGGTCCGCGCATTCCTGCCAGGCCCGCATATCGATCAGCCCTGCGTCCGACTGCACCCAGACGTTCAGGCGCTTGGTCAGGAAGTTGTTTACCGCGGCCGGCGTCTGCGACGCTTTGTGCGCCAGACGGGCGATGTCTTCCGCCAGAACCGAAACGCCGTAATTCGGGTTGGCCTTCTTCCATGCCGCCTCTGAATTCCACTCGTCCCCGTCGTCGATCGAGTAAATCAGCCCGAAGTACGTTTCGTCTTCGATCGTTCTCTCGAGAACCTTCGTCAGGTAATCCCGCTGCTCGTAACAGATCCCGGTCTTGTTCGAGCCCGCCGTCGTGATGGCCCAGATCAGAGATTGTTCTCTCGACCCGGTTGCCGTCTCGAGGACGTCCCAGACGTCGCGCGTCTTGTGCGCGTGCAGCTCGTCCACGATCGCGCAGTGGATATTGAGCCCGTCGAGAGTGTCGCCTTCGGAAGACAGCGCTTCGAACTTCGACGCCGTCCGCAGCACGTTGATCGTGTGCGCGTTGGCTTCGGCGCCGTAATGCGCCCGGAAATCGGGAGTCCTTCGGACCATCGACTGGGCGTCGCCGAAGACGATCTTCGCCTGATCCCGCGTCGTGGCAGCAGAGTAGACTTCCGCGCCCTCCTCGCCGTCCTCGGTCAGCATGTAGAGGCCGACAGCGGAAGAGAGAGTACTCTTGCCCTGCTTGCGCGGAAGCTCGTTATACGCGGTGCGAAACCGTCGGAGACCGGTCTTTTTATGGACCCAGCCGAACACCGTGCAAAAAATGAAACACTGCCACGGTTCGAGCTTTAGCGAATCGCCGCCCCACTTGCCCTTGATGTTGGGCAGGCACTCGGCGAAAGCGCACATCCGGTTTGCCCGCGCAGTGTCGTAGCGGAAATCCCAGTTCCTGCGCTTCCGATCCGCGGTCTGCCGCTCACATGCCAGACGCACCCATTTGCAGACCGGTATCCGGCCCGCGATCACATCACGGCAGTACTCGGCCGCTCTATCTGTGTGGCTGACTTCCCGAGGTGATTTGCGCGAACTTGTTTTCAGGTTTTTCTTCGGCCGGGACATGCACTCTGACCCGGTCGGAAGGATTCATCCCGAGTTTTCCTGCGACGTTCATATAAAGAGCCATACGGCTCGTCTGCATCGGCTTGCCTTTTTTGCCGGGGAGGAACGATTTCTCCCACTCCGCATGCAGCCCGCAGTACAAAGCGAGCGTCGGCCGATCGGCTTCGGTCAGCGCTTTGGCGTATTTCGAGAGCGACGTGACCCGTTCCCACTCCGCGATCGCTTCAGGCGGCAGAAACGCCGGCGGCAGCAATACCGCGGGAGCGAGCGCCAGTTCGCCGCGCCGCCGCTCGAGCCGGCACTTGCGGGCGGTTCCCCGCAGCTTCAGGATGTTCGTCGGGGTCGAAGGGCGGCCGGGCATGATCGAAAACTCAAAATTCTGATTTTGGACGCGCGTGAAAAGAGCCCCGCAGCGGTTCCCGGCGGCGAAGGCCTGGATAATTCGACCTCCCCTCCCCCTGAAAATTTGGAAAGCAAAAAAACTTGACAGATCTGTCAAATACTTTCGCCTTGATTTCGCCTTTCATTCGGGTTCGGCAAGGCAGTTTTTTGTGGGGAACTAAGAGGCAAACCTCTTATTTCCCCGGATCATTCGCCTGCCAAAGTTTTTCGGCTGTGGCATTGATGGCAAAGAGCTTGCAGATTGGCCCAAACGTTCGTTCCGCCTTTTCGCCGAGCCAGTCTGTGATGAACGTCAGTCGCGGCCGCGTTGCATTTCGTTTCGTCTTCGCAGAGCGGATGCCGCGCCAAAAACATCGTTCGCAGCCGACGCCAGTTTGCGTCGTAGCCGCGGTCTGTCGCCGTACCTCGAATCTCTTCAGCGCGTCTTTGATGAGCTGCGCACTTGCCTCGGCCGGCTGACATGGAAACGCATCCGAGAATTGAGCAAGGGGTCTGAAGCGCATTCGGCAAGTGAAATTATTTAAGCCCAGGCGGTCACGAGCGTTGGAATCAAGCACCGGGGGCTGCCCGGGCTTTTACGCGCGTGAAGGCCTGGGAAAATCGTTTAATTAGTACGATCGATTTCCTCTTCAACGTTCACTGCGTCGATGCCTTTCAAGTGCAAAAGGAAGGCGCCGAGGATCCGCTCGAGGCCCGGGCGGAACTCTTCGTTTGAAAGCAAGATGGTGACGCGGAAGTTAAAGGTCATCGAGTGGCGTTCCATTGCGGCGACCAAACAACAAGTAACAGCAGCTCATCGGAGGTCACTTTGAATTCATCCCTGTTCATACACTTTGCGAGCCGCAGTGTCGCGTTCAGCGTTTCGCATTTGCGCGTAAACCATCGTGCTGCGGATGTCGCGGTGGCCGAGCCAGTCCTTGACGTCGTAAATGCCTGCGCCTTTTGCGATCAAATGCGTGCCGAGCGAATGTTTCAGCGAGTGGGGGTGGCGCAAATGCTCGGGCAGGCCGGCTTTGATTGCGTAGTTTCGGAACAGGCTGTGAATCATTCCGCGGCCGATGCCGGGAGCTTTCTTGCCCGTCGCAGCCAGCATGAAACTCGAGCTTTGCCGGGATGTGAACATCGGACCCGCATTATTGCCGCGGACTTCTTTCCAGTCGTTCAGCGCTTTGGTCTCGTGCGGAGAAAGCGGAAATTCTCCCGAGAGCGAACTCTTGAGGCGGGAGATGTAAATCTTCTTCTTTTTCTGGTCCCAGTCCGACCAGGGAATACGCCCGATTTCAGAGGCGCGAAGCCCTCGCCAGTACGCTAAAACGAAGATTGCGCGATCCCGCGGCGTTTTTACGACGCCGAGGAACTGCTTTAACTCTTGTTCTGTCAGGTACTTGCGCTTGTCAGAAACGGCTTTCATGAGATGAACAAAATGCTGAAAATGTGCAACTCGCAAGGCTCAGCAATCAAATCCAAAAGACTTACGGGCGCGAAAAACATGGCCGCCAAGCGTCAAATGTCTAACTCGGCCGGCAGGGCTACATGAGCTTTCTCGCGTTTTACGCGAGGTTTCGGGAAAGCCTTTGCGAGCGTGGTGCGCCGCATTTCGACGATGTTCATCTTGGGAATGGTCAACCAGAAACGTGCCTCGAGGCCATCGCCAGGTGATTCGGTGCCGAGCGTCAGCGTGTGGTCCGATTCCTTCAGCAGGAAGCCAACTTCGTGAAGCTCGGCGAGATCGCCCAGTGAAGAAATCGCATGCTGAGAATTCGAGTTGACGGCGTCGCGCCAGCGTACGTAGATCAGGGTCACGGTTTCTCGTGGGGAGGACAGCCTTCTTTTTTGTGCTCAATGAGGCAGATCGAGCAAAGCGGTTTCACGCAGACTCCGCAGAACAGCTCGCGATGGCTGATTTTGCAACGAACGCATGGCCCCTGAAATAATACGGGCTCGCGTTTTTCCTTTTCCCACACGCCGGCCGGGATGGGATCCGATTCATTCATGCGGCCTTCAAAGAAGCGTGGTCTATTTCAACGGCGCACGATCTCTGCAGGATCTCGATCGAGACGACCAGTTTCGTCGAGCCTTTTGTCCTGACCACGATTCCTTCGCATCCTGCAAGCGGCCCTGAATCCAGGATGACTTTCGACCCGATCACATACGGATGCGGGCTCACAGTCAATCTGGAATCAAGGGCTGTCCTGAGATTCCGGATCTCACGATCGGGAATCTCGGAAGGGTTGAGGGAGGAGGGCAATATCTGGACTACGCCTTGCGTGGCGACGACTTCGGCGAATCGGGTCTGCTCGGTTTGTATGAAAAGGTATCCGGGGAAAAATGGTCGGTGTATGACTTTGATCCGGTCGGACCAGCGATTCGTTTCTTTGTAAAAGGGTAAAAAACAGATGAAGCCGCGGCGCCCGAGAGTTTCCGCTACCTTGAAATCCTGATTCGAGCGAAGCCGCAGGGCGAACCATGAAGGGGCTGCTGCAGAGGAGGGAGGACAGGCTTCCGCCATATCAGTCACAGTTCGCCTTCGGAGAAAAACTGCGGCCTCCTGCACTTACTTAGTCGGCACGGCGCGGGAAAAAGTGCTCATGCGGCCGCTCTCAGGCTGCTTTCCGGGAGGGCTTCGCATCGCGCCCAGGCAGCTCGCGCAAGCGTGCGGAATGCGTATGCAGCCACAAGCGGTACGACGCCGTTGCCAAGGGCGCGCAGTCGCTCCACCCGCGCGGAAATCCCATCAGACTCTCGACAAAGACCGGGTTCAAGCGTCGGATCGCGTCTGAGGATTTCGTGCCATCGGTCGAGGTCGGCAGGTCCGGGCGGAAACAAACAGCGATCCACGGTAAATGCGTCTGATTGCCTCCCTTGGTTGTTCGTCCGTTGTGCGGGCCATCGTCGGCTTTTGGCGTCGGCCACGCCATCGCCTGTTTCGCAAATTCCCCGCCCCCGCCCGCCGTCTTGCCGAAGCGATCCGTATTCCCCATGCCGTGAAGCGTCTTCCAGTTCCGCGTCGCTCCCGTCAGCGAATCCGTCGTGCCCGGATGGTTCCCGCACGATTCGGAATCCTCGCTGCGCGGCGTCGGCCAGTTCTGTACCGTATCGACCAGCGATCCGCCTCCCCGTATTCCGCTTTTCGCTCCCGTGTGCTGGACCTTGCCCGATGGCATCACAATCACCGGTCGCCGGATTCCATCGAAGTCGGCATTCGATGCCTGCGCGGTAGGCCAGGACGAAGAGCCGTTTTCTGAGGTGAGGCGCGCCGACTTCCTCCGCTGTAAAGATTCCCGCCTCAAGTTCGTAACCCATGCTTCGTAGCTCTTTTGCGACCGCGTGAAATCCGATGCGCAGATGGTTCTCGACGTTTTCGAGGAAGACGACGGGCGGCTGAACTTCGCGGATGATCCGTGCGACATCAGGCCAGAGATGACGCGGATCTTTTTCGCCGCGCTGTTTTCCGGCACAACTGAACGGCTGGCAGGGATAACCGGCAGTGAGGATATCCACGCGGCCGCGCCACGGTTGGCCGCGGAAGGTTTTAACATCCGTCCAAACAGGCGCATCTTCAAGGGAGCCGTCTTCCATGCGCGCGACCAGCTTGTCGCAGACCGTTGCTTCGTGCTCCACGTAACAGACTGTGCGCACCGCTTCCAGAGCGAGCTTGAGTCCGAGGTCGATGCCCGCGATTCCGGCGCACAGAGAGAGGACGGCAGGTGTATCCACATTCAAAATTCCTTTCATGCGCGTCCGGTCGCAATCATTTGGGCGAGGCGTTTCGCGCGCTCTCCGGTCTCGCGATACCAGGCGGAGTTTTCCATCGCTTTCGAAGCGAGGCCGAACTGATGCCGGCCGATAAAATCGAGGGTCTGGTGAAAAGTGTCGAGTCCCGCGACGCCGAGGTTGAACGCCATATTGGCCACGACTCTCTGTCTCACGTCATCGAGCCATGGAAACCAGGCGTAGTTTTTAACGAGAGCCGCTGTAATGGCATCGATGTCGTTCGAGCATAAATACTCCGCTTCCGCTTCCGTGATTCCGTGGACGTCTAGAGCGCGCCCGATGCCGATCGACGGATGTCCGACTACGGTCGAGAATTTGACGATGTTTTTCCCGGTCGCGTCGTCATAGGCGAAAAGTTTCAGGCCCTCGTCACGGCGCAGTTCTGCGATCAGCAGCGGTTTCGTCATGCGGCCATCCGCTGCGCGCCGATATTCACGTATGCCGGATTCATTTCGATTCCGTCTATGCGCTTCCAGCCTGCGCGTTTGGCGCCGAGCATTTCAGAACCGGAACCGGAGAAGGGAATTAGTATCCGGGCATTCGGGATCGCCGGCAGGATCAAACGCGCGAGGTATTCGGTCAGCTTCAGCGGTTT